GTACCAAATTTAAAGTCCAGAATAAAGTCTTCATCAAACCTCAACCAACGCGCATCTAGTTTCCCCCTACGTAAAAAGATATCAATAATGGAGCGCATAATGCTGCTCCCCATTTGGTCTCTCCACGTAGCAATACTACTACCGTTAACTTCCATATCGGCTACGCCTCTGGACCACTGGTACGAGGACGCAGGGACCCCGCTTAACGTATCAGTCGGCTTAGAATCGTACACTCCCGAGTATCCCCCGGTTACTGAGTAGAACTGGTTGGCGGAAAAATCAAATCCCTTAGCAAGATAGCCTGACGGAGTTGTCTTCCCTCTCAAAGGGTTCATCCCTGATATAGACATGTAATCCGTCGACATTACATCTCCGAATCCCGTGCGTGTGTGCGGATAGGATGGCAGGGCGTACCTAAGGTTTCTTCTTCTGGAAGTATCTCTAACAGCCGACAGTTCCCCTGTTGTCTGTTGTGCCACGCCCCAGAAAAGCTCTTCAGCGCCTGCGCCCGTCTTCGCTCCATACCACGAAGCGGAGGGCATAAACCTGCCTTGTTGTGGCGCGGCGAAAGCTGAAGCGTGTCCAACCCCACTAAAGATGCCATTTCCCGAGGTTCCTCTAAACGAACACACAGAATAGGAGTCCATAATATTAGTCTCGTAATCCGTATCTTCAGTAAGAATTGCTATGCTTTCTATGCTGCTGGGTCTGATACCATCATTTTGATAGTCCTTATCAAACATCCAGCCCGTCTCGAATTCTCCTAGAAGCTCAAAGTTACCTATCTTAAGACCGGAGAAGTTTAGACCGCCCCCCCATCGTGGGTCACCAGCTACAGCGTTTACGCCGCCGCTACCAAGAGGCTCGCTTACTTCTATATTAAAATAAGGGTCCCCCTTCCGGTCTGGGTTAGTTGTGTGCCAAGGAATCATGTAACCAGATACCTCGTACACCCCGACGGCAGACGTTGTTAACGGGAAAGAATTAGGGTTATTTGCCGGGTCTAGTGAACTTTGACTAGTCCAGGACACGAACCCGCTTGGCGGGAGTTCAGATGCAAGGAGAGAAGATATGGGAGTAGACGCGTTATAATCGTAAACCTGACCTGTTCCTGTGATAGCGTAGCCCGGGTCGAATACCTCATATTTTAAAGTATAAGGACCAGCTAGCATTTCCAATGCATCCGGAACACCCCAGATGGAAGGTGCAAAGTTAAACTGGAGGTTTGTACCTGCGGTTGCTGTGTGGGCGGGGTCAGCATTACCCGTTATTCGGTTTCGCGTTACACTAGAAGTATTCCACTCCATATAACGAGCGTCCCCATCAACAGTTGCGCTAACTCCAGTCGTAATATAGTTTCCGCTGGTATTTAATCCATAATACGTGTACCCACTGGGAGCGTAAACATTCAGAGTGGCGCCACCGTTTAGGTCTGGGACAGCACAAACATCCTCTCCAGGATGGTCAAAGGCACCGAACGAACTCGCATCCTCGTACTTGAGGAAGTCCCGCCTCTGGGGAATCATGTACTTGTCGTCCATGTACTGTCCTACGTAAATCTTATTGATAACGTGGAACGGTGCGAACTGCCTAAGAACATCAACAATAGTGTCAATTGCTTTATTGCCTATCTTATTTGTCGCTTCTGAATAAAGTAACCGCGTCTCTTCAAAATCTATATTAGCAGCATCGAGCTTTGTGAAAACCGTAGATGATTTAGAGTTCCAATAATCTAATAAGGATGCCGATTCTATATCTCCTTCCGCTATAATCTCCTTATAGTTGGGAGCCAGTTGTTGCGAGCTTGTGAAAAATTTAAAGGCTTGATTATCTCCCCACGCTAACGGGGTGTCTCCATCATCTTTTACCTCTACAACATCTCTCAATAACGTAGCAAACTGTCCTACTATCCCTGATGGGACCTGTAAACCAAAGCCGTCGGTGGGGGATTGAAAGAACCCGGATAAATCCAACACTAACCTAGGGGTTATCCTAGAATTTAAATAGAACCTATCATGTTCCCATGGGGGAACAGAAATATGTTTACCTCGGTGGAAATACGACGGGTCGGGCTGATTTGTCCAGAACGGGGTTTCAGTGTAATCTATATTCCCTATCCGAATCATGCCATGGTTGATATGAAGATAATGTAATAGAGCGTCGACTAGAAATCTACAACTAGAATCTATATCAGTACCCATGTGTACAGGGATGTCTAAGTTATTTCTGTTTGCGTAATCCCGCCAATCATTTACCGTGGCTTGCAGCGAAGTCATATCCTTTGAAACAGGTGACGCCGTGCGTATTAAGTAATACATCAAGTTAGGGAGATAACTTTCCCAAGTCTCAGTAACCCCGGAAACGGTATTGTTAGGGTCAAAGATTGAGGAAGGTATTAATTCATTTAATACATAATCTATACTATTGCGGGTGCCCTTAGATTTGTAAACATAAATGGCTTGCCTTAACTGGTTTCTCCATTTGTCTACATCATCGGTTAACAGTTTCCACCCGACATAATGTGCTAAGTAATCCAAGAAGTCCGATGGACACCTCTCGATATCTAATAAGTCTCCTATATCTGTGACCAGACTTTTTATATCGTAGAATCCATATGCAATCGCTTTCAAAAACTTAGCCATAGCACCTTTACTTTCCATTCTCTTAGGCGTTTGACCTAGGATAGAAAGCTCAAGGCTATCTTTTAAAAACAAACTATTTTCATCTTGCTGAGTTGTCCAAGTCCCTATAAGAGTCTTTAACGACTCAAGCATTTGTGTACCGGAGGTGTAGTTGCCTGCCTGGTACGCGCTAACTTGATTCCATGGATGTGGCAGGTATTCCTGGAATCCCGCACTGGTCTCTCTGTTCAACCAGAAATACTCGAATAGAAGTTTAGTCCCTGCCTCCTCGTCGAACGTATCACCATAGAAAACGTCCCCCAAGGCACTGGTTATTAAAGCGCTAGGTGGGTCGAGCCCGGGACCCCCGGACGTGTTTAAGAAATAAAGTAGTCCAAGGTGGTCAACTAAGTATTGCTGTACGAGACCGGCGTCACTAGTTGTCCTGTCTACATACGACGATACCCCTGATGCCCAGGAAGTCTGCGCGTCGTTCGCCCTGATTTTAGGCAGTAAGGAACCAGAAACATAGTGCAGAAACTCCCCTTGATTTTTAAAGTCGCTCCATTGTTTCTTATCAGCTCGTAGAATCTTTTCCGAGAATTTTTGAGGAGTAACCCGTGTTAACTTATTTTCGGGCAGATAATACTGGTATAGAGTAGAGGTTTCAGTATTACCTGATACGGGTAGTAACCCGTCTATGTGCTTTATAGCTCGGAGTAATTTTCCTAATACCGCATAATTAACATCCTCTTCCTCCCCATATAACCGAAAATCTAATTCGTCATATAGCTCAGGGACCAGGTGTTGAACCTGGTCTATGTAGTTGTACTTAAAGTACTTCTGAGAATTTCCTCTATCTGATGTGGACATTATACTAATTCAACATTTAATTCAAAATTATTCAATTGAATAATCTCGTTAAAACTTACAAAAACATCTTTGTCGATATTGTCTAATTGAAAATACCTGACCTCGGGGACTTGAAGCATGGCATTTTGAAGTTCCGAAATGGAAAGTTTTTGACCGAACTCTCTACCGTCAACATGGAAATACTTCTTAAGGTGCCCAGCAACATTTTGTTTTATCTGCTCTTCATACCTCTCTCTGTGTCGGTCAACAAAAATAGTAGCGACTAAATCAACAGTACGGATAACACCGTCAACAATCGTAATTTCGTCAGTTAGCATTTTGTACCTGTTGTAATGTGTTAGCAATTCATTTTTAAACGCGATAGATGCTCTTTCTAATTGAAGGTCCGTTGCTTTAGACAAAACATAAACATCTATCATATTAGCACTAGCTCCGTTCTTTCTTACGGAAGCAATTGCTTTGGCAGTCTGACCTGAATTTCCTACAAACGTACTCGCTAAGGTTGCGTAGTCCTCGCCCGTCACCGCTCTATATTGCGTGCGGAAAAAATAAGGCGCGTACTTTTTGGCGTGTTCTACAGTCTCAGCATCGAACCCTCCAGTACCTACGGTCGTATTTTCTATTGTGCAGGCGTAGGAGTCTCCTGTACTTTTCCCTGTTAAGTTCAGGGTATTATTTATCATACTCCTCCCAATATTGCCTCGTTCGCCTCCTCCCTTCCTATATGTTATAACATAAGAAGCAGCGGGGGTTGGTAAAGACCCTTTAACGCCGTCGCCAAACGTTAGCGTTACCCCATAATCAGAAGTGTAATCCTTTTCAAAAATGGGTTGGGTGGACCCAGACGCCAAGTACAGTTTGGAAATTTCATTATAAATAGTACCTGTTCCTTCGCTGGATGACACGGAAATACTCCCCTCAATAATAGAGGCGTCATTAACCACGACCCGCTGTATGGACTGTCCGGTGTTGAAGCTGCCTGTTTGAGTACCCAAAGCTCCCTCTAAGAGAATTAAATCATTCCACTGAGCGCCGTTGCCGTCTGCGGAGTCCGAGCGGGATAGTTCTAAGTCACCTCCATCCATCGCTAGCGTACCATTAGCATTTTGTTTGTACAAGGTATATGTTAATATTCCGGAGTCTCTAGTGTTGGGTACATTGAATTCTCTAGCGTTTTGTGATACTATGACCTCCTCATCGGCGACTGGTACTGCCGGGTTTGCGGTAAGTACTCCCGTGGCTTTACTCGCTGTGGGACCTTTCATGGACACGCCTATTAATTTCAGAAGCTTATTTAAATTGCCTACATTCTTGACGGTTGGCAAGTACATTTCATTGGCTGTCATATCAGCTTTTAACGACATCTGTGCCGCCATATAAGCGAACAATTCCAAAAGCATCTGTCCTAAGTCGGACGTTGCAAAGTTATTGTAATCATTAGGGTATACTGCTTTTAAATAATCTCTAAAGGCGACTCTATATTCATCAAAGTCGCTAAGGGAATAGTCAATCAAATCAGCCTTCTTGTTATCAGGGATAATACCTAGTTTAGCAAAGTCCGAGGAAATTGAACCATCAAACCCTGAAACATTATACAGTCCCCGAAAAAATTCATCAAGTGTTGTCATATTGTTATCTCCACGGTTTCGTCTCTAAGTAAATCATCTTTTAGTGCCATTCTTAGAGTAATGGTAAGAGTATGTTCGTTTTGAACCAGGTCCAGTTTCTTAACAACTACTCTAGGCTCGTAAGTATTAATTGCTTGTACTATCTGTTTTTTAAGACCATCAGCTAGCAAAGGGTCATTTTGGTCAAAAACACCCATGCGAAGACCTGTCCCATAATTAGGTCGCATCACTCTTTCACCTTTAGAGGTTAAAAGGAGTTGAATTAGACCATCACGAATAGATTTAATACCTTCATTGTATGTGAAAATACCCCCGGTTCCACTAACATATAAAGGGAATGCAACACCCTTCACAAACTTCCTTTTAGAAGTAGTAAGGTATTGTAAATGAGGGTTGTAATCTATTGCCATTCTAATTTAATATTTTTAAAGAATCCCGCTTGAGAGGTGTAGTTCGCGTTAGCTTCAGTTATATTTAGAGGTTTCGTATAAATCTTAAAACTACCTACAAAGCCGTCTAGCCCGCTACGAGGTACTTTTTTAGTGACTGAGCGCCCGGACATTGGGGGTGAGTGTTGTCCTTTTATATAAGTATCAGAATCTACCGTAATAAGTTCTTCGCCTGTGTTGTAAGTATGGTTGGTGTTGGAGCCTAAAAAACCTAAAGGGTAATGGAGACCATTAGGTCTAACGGATATGTTATCAGTAAACCCACCACCTATTACCCAAGGAGTAAATACAGGGTAGTTGACCCTGTGGGTATTGGATTTGGCGTCCTTTATATGTGAACCCATAAAGCTCTCCTCCCACGGGAAGCAGTTCACTACAGGGGTAGTTGGAGCATTTTTTTGAGTAAGTTTAGTCGGTATTGTCACGGTCCCTCCGATAGGGTTATGGTCAAAACAATCAGACAGAGACGAGGCTGCTAGGAGCTCGCCATCTAAAAAGACAGATATCTTGTCGCTGTTATAATCAAAGGAAACATTGAAGTGAGTAAATGTAGAACTTACATCTTGTAGGCTTTTGCCAGAATCTGTAAGATAGGATTCTTTAACCTTCATACCTAACTCACTAGTGTCTGTTCTAGCAGGTCTCATGCCTACTGAAGCATCAAAAGTTTCGGCGATACAGACGCTGTGACCCCAGTTCTTATTTGGGTCGGTGGTAGTAAGGTTCTGTCCTACGGTAGGTAATACGACGAATTCTAGCCCGCTAGTGTTAGCGGAGTTCGGCTTGCCTCTATCTCGAAAACCCATTATCAGTCCATGAGTTTTTGTTAAGTCGGGAGCTTTCGCCGATATACTTGCGTTAATATCGGGCAAAGCTCTAGCCGCATGTACGAAAGTTTTATCTACCGGACCACTATTTTCATTCGCCAATATTAATCTGTACCTATGGTCCACCGTCATCGCTGAATGCACGTTAGGTACATGAGTCCAGAAATCAAAGGAAACCCCTTCGGGTTTAGGGTAGAATAAGTTGTCTAATTTTCTAGACCCGTTGTAAGGTAGTCCCCTATTTAAATAATCAGTAAACGAGTTCGGTAGTTGTGCGTAAGACCCTTTAATTTGAGTATATCCGCTTCCCCATTTTGACTGAGCATCTAATACAGTTCCGGTCATATACGCTATCCCTGTCCCAGATGGGAAAATATGATTAGTGTCGTAAGCCACTAATTTAGCGTCCAATCTAGTGGAACCCTCAGCGGCGTTGTTTAGAGTTCTAGTGGTAGACGATGCCTGAACAACGTCGTCAGCGCGTAGAAAATTATAACAAATTAAAAGATTATCGGTAACGATATCATCAGTTATACTTTTAACTACTGGCTGCGTAGCACTATGCGCTCTAGCATTTATCGCGCTGGGACCCTCTGAATGCACCCAATCTCCTAGCCCAATCTTATCCACCGCCAACGCATTTATAAAAGAGAATGGTTTCCCCGGCGATACCACAAACCGTGGTTGGTGAGGAAACACGACTTCATCTAAATCTTCTGAGAACAAGGTTACTTTCTTTTGAAAATCTACCTTAGGGTTCAGTCCAGAACCTCGAAAGAAAGAAAAATCATTAATAGGTATTCGGGGAATGGGGCTGAACCCTCCTTTTGATAACTCAATACCGCTTGATGTTAAAGACTCAGCAGCATCACCGGCTTCGAGTCCTTTCAGAGTCGCGTACTTACCCAGGAAAGAGTCGGATGGATTCCACTCTAAAATAATCCCTGCCCCATATGCAGGGTCGTCTGCTGTAGTTATAAAATATCTCTCAGCTCCAAATGCCGCAGCCAATGAGAGTTGCTTCTTTCTCTTTTTAATTTTTACATCATAAACCGACGCCACTGCGTTTAACTGGGCGTAGGAGTTTTGAACTAATGCATCATCCACAGAGTACCCTAGAGGACCCAAAAGTTCGTGTAGATGTCCAGAAACATCTTGAATATGAGTAGCTTTATCATCCTCAAACTGTTGTATCACATCATCATGTTCAACGAAAGCTAAGTAAGTAGGGTTATCGGGCTGAACCTCATAATTCAAATCGAAGATAGTGCCTATAGCATCAGATATCTCATCTTCAGATAAGGGAGTGCCTCGCCCTCCTTTATTTGCTGCATACTCTAAATTCCACATAGTACTCGATGCACTTGGAGGTATAATTTGAGGAGGCAGTCCTCCTTTACGAGAGTCATAGTAAAGTCCATCTTTCGATAATACAAACTGTCCTTTGGTAGAAACAGGAGGACCGTACACTAAATCAAAAGTGGGTTCTGCAAGAGGGTCTTCTTCCAGTACCTGCGCTTTTAACGCAGCAAGCATTGCTTGATTTTCCCTGTAAGGTTGGATAATCTGGGATTCAATAAAGTGCTTATTATTTGCTATTACCTCTTTAGCGTAATCAGACACCTCAGGCAAATCAATCGCGGACAAGTTTAGCTTAGGCTCTAAACAATCTCCTGAAGCGCGACAGTTTAATATTTCAGTTATAGAATCCAATGTTAATTGAATTCTGTTTAACTCGTTTTGGGCTTTTGCTCTTTTAGCAAGCGCTGATTTGACCCGGTCTTTAGTAAAAGTATTATCAGTAGCTATCCCTGTCACTGTGGTCTCCCCGAAGAAATTAGCTACTTCCGAGGTAAGCGCAGTGAGCTGTGATGCAGACGGTTCTTGCTCTACAGTACCCGGCACAAAGACAGGCGCTCCACTAGGGTTAATGGTCGTGTCCTGCAAAACCTCTATACCGTTCTTAATGGAAAGGGCGGGACCTATCAAATTGTCTCGCTGCTTTTTAGCATCTTCAGCAGAACCACCCCTAACGGAAACACGCCCCTTCAAGGGGTTTCTCATAGTATAAATCCCGCTTAATTTTTTAATGCGGGTATTGAGTGTAGCCACTTTTTTAGCTTGTTCCGCCTTATCGTTTAATAAAGCATTAGACAAGCTAACCAAAGTCTGGCTAGGCATTAAGCTTAAGGTTGAGTGGGCGAAAATCATACGGTTAATAGTTTGGGATGACCCTTAATTACTGAGTGTCCACAAGTTGTGGCGTCTCCTATCCTAGCGACGGGGAACCCCTTAACCCGTAGCTTAGAGCTAGTAGTGATAACCTTCCATACGCCCGTAGCGTGTGGAGGATGTGGAAGCCCGAATGGCGCGTGTCCTGTGCCCCAAGCGGTGAGTAGAGCAATAGGTTTTCCTTGTATTCTTACATGGCAATATACAGGGTTTCCCAGCAAGGTTGCGGGGGGCGCTACGACTTGGTCGAACAAATAGGAAACAGGTTTTTGTGAAGTACTGTGCCATTGTGAACTACCCAAGCTGAGCGTCTTCTGTATGGACGCCGGTCTTTTGTACTTCATCGATATGTGGACCGGGGTGGCTCTACCTCCTGAGGGTGGCGGTATAGATATAAAGCCCTCTCCACCACCCGTCATAGGGGGTAGTAGTATCGGACTAAATAAGGTTAATAGGGTCATTCTATAGTATTTATATCTATTCGGGCATTTCTATAATTGTGCAATGGACGGACGGAGCCCATCCGTTTTCTGGAGAGTACTCAAAGTCGCCGCCTGTAAACCTATCCCCTCTACCTTGGTGGTAGTTTTTCGCTTGGTTATCGTAACCGTATCTTGTTATCGTTAAATAAACCTTTTCCGAAGGTTCAAGGTACACTAGTTCAGGGTGGTCGTATATGTATTTATACAAGTCCCAACTCTCTTTAACCATAACATTCCTGGCGTGGTCTCTACGTACTCCAGCGGGAGTGACAGAGAAAAGGTCAACAACACTTTCGAGGTGTCCAGCGGGAGCCGGTGGGGAGAAACGAACACCTAATAGAATTGCGGGGCTTAGGAAGGTATTGGTTATTAGCTCTATATCTATAGGGAGGTTTCTCCGACTAGATATAGCCTTATTAAATCCTGCGTCGGAAACCTGTAGCCCGCTAACATCGAAGTACGAGGGGAAATTGTGTGGTAAAGGAACCTCGGGAAAGAATGCACCCTGACCTGCTCCGGTTCCTGATGCAGTGGTAGTATTAGGGTCTGCCGTGAAGGGTGAACCTCTTTCGGATAGTACGTCTGCTAAACTAGCATTTGCGGTAATGGTTCTCTCTGGGGTTTCTCTATAAGAAACCTCCGTGGTACACATTAAATCATCCAGGAAGAGTGGGTCAGATGTTGCCGCTACGGTGCCTACCGTAGTTATGCCTGTGAATCTAATCCATAACGATTGACCGTCGTTTAAGGGTGTTGGGAATGTTATCGTATCATTGGACCAAGGGCTATCGTCTTTACCTTCAATTCCCGTTATTACTTGTGGTACCTTATCATAATAAAGTTTGGTTCCGTTGTGTTCGATGAAAAAATAATAGCTGAAATTTTTGTAATAAGAGTGGTTGCTGTCGAAAGAGGTTGGTAACCGTAAAGTAACTTTTGCTTGGTCTACCGTCGTCATCCCTATAGAATCTAAAATCTTGATAGCCTCTTCCCCAACAGCTCTGTTACTGTCTAGGTCTCTTCCATACCATTCATCCGTTTTAACGAGATTAACCATTATAGAATATCCACTCCTACTGGGGAAATCGTTACGATTGTGCTTCCTACTATCATTTGAATCGATGCGGGTGTCATAGTAAACGTGGAGGCGCCTACTGTCATTGTTATTTTGCTTCCTGCTGTTATCTTAACCTCTTTATCGGCATTGATTTCTGTGTTTGATGCTGTCTTAATTTTACAATTAGCTTTGTGCACGTCAACTTTAACATCTCCAGAACCCGCTTGTTCTATTGCAAAATCTCCGCTGCCTCCAGAAATCATATGGTGCACTTCCCCCGAGTTAGAAGTCCAATGAATATTCTTACCTACATAACCTTCTAAAGAGTCAGGACCTGCGCCTTCATCATTCCCGGCGCTACTTCGTATTTTAACTTGGTTATCGTTTTCATCTACCAGATGTATAATCTCGCCTCCATCTTTGGAGTCCGCGTCACTTAAAATAATACGCTTATTTCCGTGAGTCTTTACTTTAATCTCGTCTATATGCTTATCGTCCACATGCTTTTCGGTCATAGAGATAAGGTGCTGAGACGGATGCTTAATAATAAATGAGTTCGGCTGATTATTATCGTGGTATATGTTGCTATCTGAGCCTCCGTTGGTAGGAACTCCGTAAGTTCTTACCGGTGTATCGTCGGGCGCGGAGCCGTCATCAGGTATTTCATCTAAAATAAGGTCTTTCTGCCCGCGCTCATATGGTTGGGGTTTAGAATCAGAGGTCACAGTCGTAGGTACATAAACCCCTCCTAACCACATATAGTCACAAGGAGGGTCATCGGGACACATGTTTTTGGCGATGACGACAGTAGAGCCAATTCCAGGAGTCATTAACATACCATACCCTGCGCCTGCACAAGGCTGGGAGGCGTGGACCCACCTAGGGCTGGAGCCAAAGGGCTTTGCCTTCACATATAGTTTACCGGCATGGTCCCCGTCTTTCGCGTTAACAACCGTGCCTAGGAATATGATAGGGTCAACTTCTTTATCCTGGAAGGGAACTGTGGTCGGGTCGTCGTCAAACGCGGCTACTGCAGCCTCAGCCACACCGCCGAGAACTGTTCTATCTGCTAACCATTGTAAAACTCCCATAATAATATTACAGTACTAATTCACATTATGTTGATATGTTTTTCCGAATTTAGCCATTAAAGAAGCATCTTTCATTAAACTAAATTCAGTGATATAACCTTTTGAAGGGTCAATTTTATGTTTTAAACCTAAGATTCTGTACGGACCAGAGAGCCAGTGGTTGGACTGGGGAGACCTAGGTTCCCTTACTTCAAGAAGAAATCTCCGGTGCTGCATTTCTGCCACAGGGAGGTCCATCTCTGGAATCCCTAATGTAGATATTTTTAGTTGCCATGCTTCCTTTCCTACCTTTACCGCAAACGCAGCGGCGTTGTCAAAGACTCGATTTTCCCCGGTGTTAGTAAACTGTTCGACAATGGACAGGTCTAGCCGTTTTCTTAGAATGAAAGTCTTTTTCTGCTTAACCTTAAGCTTCCCACCCTCCATTACATGAGCAATGTGTTGTCGTTGCTCGTTCTTCTGGGAGTCGATATTGGAAGTCGGGAATAGCATATTCTTCATATTTCGGTCTCTCACGATAGAAAAGAATATTCTAAAATCTTCGGCGCTGTATTTTTTATCATTATTCTCACCATAAACCAAGCCGTCAAATGCTTCTTGGTCGTGGGTGTACGCTTTAGCCATACTATCAAGAAAAGATATAGTATCTCCAGTAACTTCATTTACTGATTCCGCTGTATCTTTTTCGGTTCCAGTAATATCGGTTATTTTAAAGGTTACCTTAGACGCTCCGGAAACATCCGCAGAGCCTTCCGCTCCACTATGGTCTATAATGTAATTAATCATCCCCTGTAACTTATGACCGGCGTCTGCTTTACTCCCTCCAAAAAATTCTCTAAAGTCGTTTTGCTGCCTCACCATGTAATTTGACTGCATTAAATCGAACAAAGCCCTATTATCAGATTTAAAATCCAATTTACCTACAATAGAATCAGGAAACCCATACCGCATCCAAACCAGACCGTTGTGTTCTGGGGCATCGGACACAATTTCAGGGAAAGAATAAATCCGGCTAACCAGGAATTTCTGAGCTATGTCATGTCTTAGCACATGTTCAGACGCTATAATCAAAACCTGGTCATACTTTTTCAAGTCATTGAACCCTATCTCAATACGTTCGGCTTTTTCAACTTCTCCATAATCTGCGGGCTTAGCCTGTGTATCCATTTTCAAAGCTACGGCTAATTCCTCTAGCTCAGTATTAGTTAACATATTTAAGTTAATAGGTTGCATAGACAATGGGTCCTGCGCTGTCCCTAAGATAAACTGATTGATAGCTTTAATTACATTTTTAAGTACCTTGTCTATAGGAGTAGACCCTATCGTACCTAATGTCGCGTAGTATTGTTGTGCCCCCATTTTTATGCCGGTCGATATTTTACCCCCTTTACTGTCGAGGTCGGGCTCCTGTTTGTATTCATCCGGCAATGCTACCTTCTTCCCACCAGGAAGTACCGTAGCAGTAAGTTCACCAGTAGCGTCATCGTGCTGTCTTTGAGTTGCGGCTAAGACTTGCATTACTGTTTTCTTCCCTTCGTTAGTGAGCTCGTAGTCATAAGCCCTACCTTCCACCTCAACCTCCGGATTACCTAGTACCTCTCCCGCCCCTTGTCGTCCAGCCAGTATACTTTCTAGGTCATTACAGCTCATGTCCTCGCCACCTGTGAGAGACCACCCGGCACCTTCTTCCATCATCAGCTCTACCGTTTCGCCAGTCGGATTACCCCGCCAGTCCAACTCGTACACTTCAACCAAGAACGGTTCTATAACATCCTTATCTTTAAAATCCGCTAAACTTTCCCCTACTAGCTGACCCTCTTCGAGAGTAAAATCAAATTCATCCTCCACTAGATTGGGCGGAGCGTCCTTCTTCCCCGATTGGTTCTTAGCGAGAAGAAACTGTTGTTCAGAATCAGACAAGGATATACCTAACTTAAGATTCATTCCTAGAGAGTTGAGTAGATATTTGTAAGCTTGCGCGATGATATTAGCATTTATTTCGCCAGCCTTCTTCTCGCTTTTATCTGCTAACTTGGCAAGGTCCGTAGGAATTTTAGACGTTAGAGATTCATTCAATGCGTCTAATTCCGCTTTTGAAAACTCAATCTCCCCTGAAGATATATCGTCCGGGGAACCCCCTCCCCCATGAACGTCTTTTCTAGCTTGGGATACTGTGTCATCCCCGGGCTTATTCAAAGCCATTACCATGCGTGCGAAAGCCTGGTCTATAGAACCTGTATAGGAAGGGAAGCCCCCTTGTAAATTACCCCAAACAAATGTTGACGGAAAAATCGATGCGTAGTAAGTTATTATCTCCGATACCACCTCTGAGGGTCGTCGGAATTTATCCTCGTCGATTATAGGAATGGTTACTGCGTGTCCTTTGTTATTGAATTTATCACTTTTGCTTGTGTAAGAAAAAGGGTCTACCAAAACCAAATTAACTTCTTTATCTTTATTAGCGGCTAACTTAAATGAAGCCTCAGTTAAAATAGCTTTATGGATTCTAGAAACCCCGTCCGTTTGCTTAGGACCGTACCCCCACCGAATAAACACCTGTGGCATAGTAGGGCTGGAGGAAGTGTCGAAGTTGGACGTTGCCAGCCCTGTCGTTCTTTCCTCATCGCGGACCATATTATCATAAGTACCTTTGTCCAAAGGGTATAGTTTCGCATAATGCTTCATTATACTATGCTCGAACTCAGCCGTAGGGTTTATCAGCTTTACCCTATACCCCATCTCACCCTTTTTTTGGTCGAAATTGAATTCAAAAGACCTTAAAGTGTTCTTTAAATCAAATATATCGTCAGTTCTTTTGTGTGAAGGATTTATTAAATCCTGCTTATTGAACGACATCCACACCTGCGGCACAAAGTTTGCTTTGAACGCTTTGGTTGTGGTGGGGTTGTCATGTATTCTAGGGTCTGCCATTTTATAACTGAGGAATTACTATCTGTTTTCCAGCTTTTAAATCTACAAGCTCATCAAAGACGTTGTTTGCCAAGTTTATAACCCACCATAAGTCCGGGCTACCGTAAGCATCATTAGCGATAAGGTCGGGTCTCCCTTCCATCCCAGCAGGTACTATCGCTAACTTCTTAGGCATACTATCAAGATTGTCAACAAAATTTTGAAAAGGTACAGAAAAGGATGTCACGTCCACGGGTTTCCCCCTGTGTATACGCGTTCTTTTATCAAAAAATCTATTTCGCTCAGACATTTAATCACTCTCGTCTACAGGTAAAGGGTCGATGTGACCGAGCTGATGAAGGGACTGCCATCCAGGAAGGTCTCCCTTAATCATTGAGTTGTCCGAATGTAAGTTCCCGTGTATTCCTCTCATCTCTTCTAATGTTAAAGCCACCTTAATCCTATTTGGGAATAAGGTTCTCGTTTCGTACCCAGCAGTTTCCACTACGGAAAGTTTGTACTGTTTTACAATACACGGAACGTTATTATAAAGACTTCCAAATTTTAACAGACAGATAGGAGGACCGGCAATTCGGTCGCCTCCGCTGTTAATAACTGAAGCCCTGATATGATTAACTGCGTAATGAAGAAAATCCATAACAGCATGGAACTTTTTGCCGGGGAAGGTTACCGCATTATGCTGGTACTCATTAAAATCATTAATGTTGGCTTGTCCTAAAAGCTTTTCCCCACCAACACCGGACACGGCATCCGATTGCGGAATATCCTTGATATCTTTTTTTAGACTAACGTCCCAAGCTACGATACTATTTAAATACTCTGTTATTTGTTTCTGATTTAAATCATCTCCTTCTTTTGCTGCAGCTGTGCTCATCCTTTTCTTGCTTAACCAATCCCAAGAGCCGTTACCCCGAAAGAACTCTGCGATGTGAGGTACAGTCATATGAAAATTAACCGTTAACTTTCTTGGCTTGGTGTAAGTGTACAGCCTGGCAGTGTCGTTCCTGAGGTAAATCTTAGTTTGAGCGTAATTTGCCTGCCTAGTCTCGGTGATTGTAGGGTTTTCGTAGAAGGGCAGGATTCGCGTTGCCTGCTCTGTTCCCCCCGCAGGGTCAAATGCGTAGTTGAAAGCTAAGTACCCGCGCTCTTCTAGCTTGTTATCGAAGGGGCGATTATTCTTACGCGTATCTACAGGTAGATTTTCTCTTGTTCTAAGGTTCGGGACAGTTGGATTGGAAGTGTTAGTACTCCACATGAAATTTAAGGGGTCATCGCCTTGCTTTTGCATCACCGTAGAGGAGAAATAATGCCCAGCAAGACCGAATCCTTTCTGGTTTACAATCTCCTCATTGGGAGTACCTTTCCACTTGGAATTCTCTTCAGCGCTCGCTAGCGCTTTGGGAACTATGTCCGAGTTTGGTGATAGGGGCGTTTGTTGGTCCCCTCCGAATAAATCATTTAAAAGTCCCATTATTGTGTGTCCCTGCCATCAAGCGCTTCCTGTCCTTGGTCCACTACGGTACCCGTTAATTCATTTCCCTCAGAGCGTTGCTCGTTGGCTTCGCTCGTCATCTGTGTTAACTCTCCCATCATGGCAGTATTAAGAGCCATATCCCGTGCAATAGTGAATAGAGGGTTATCCGTCTCGTCTCTCATCTGTTTTTCTTTTCCTAGTTCAACTAGGTCTTGGAGATGAGCGGTTTGAATGTCTCGTTTTTCATCAGCTTCTTCATTATCTGAGTGCATAACATACGCCATCGCGGCGATACCTCCAGCTACAACAGCTAGGGTAGCCCCTCCACTCCAGGTAGCACCAGCAACAGCAGCAATCATCGCATGTATCGGTTGCCAAGCAAGGTTTGCTACATCAATAGCGAAGCTTTTCATATCCAATACTTTTTTCCAAGCAAAATGTCCGACTTGAAGAGCAGTTCGTTTCACACTTTGTACCCAAGAGAGTTTACTAAACGTCGCTGTTATTTTACTAAACAGTCCCATTTGCTGCATGAACGGAAGTAACGTCATAGCTACCCCGGTGAGAGTCTGTAGACTTCTCTGGGATTCCATCTGCGCCTCTAACATAGCCTGTTCGCGCGCTGCCATACCATCGGGTTGAGCTTCCCACAACTTTTCATACTCTTGGTCATACCCCGCCGTGCCAGCGTCAAAGGCTCCCGTATCATAACTAATATCTTTCGTAATTACGCCATTGTGCATTTCAAGGCTTCCGCCTGAACCGTAATCTTTTCCATAGGTTTCTCTATCTCTAATATTCGCTGCCATAGGTGCTGCTTCCATCTTAGACGCCGAGGCGGCTTTGGCGATTCCAGCAGCCATTACTCCAGCTCCAAGTATGGCTCCTATGTTGTTTTTCATGAAGCCGCCCATTGCTCCTCCAGCCCGCTGGGCTGTTTGGGCGGAATTTTTTATTGCATCCACAATTCGGTTGGTCCTGGCGTCGTCTCTCTTGTCTTTAATCATTGCAGGACCAACAAATGCCGCTATCATCCCTCCTCCCATAACCCAAGGAGCCATACCTCCTAACTTCTCAATCCATCCAGCCATAGTTTGCAATACAGGAAGAATCAACATTTGGAGCTTCCTCATCGTCTCATCAAGAGTAGCCATGGCATCATTTTGTTTCCTTTGATTAACATCGGACTGAATCATACCATTCACAGCCTCATCTAGAGAGCCCCCGTGCTCATCTAACATTTTCTCAGCGAGGTTAAACTGCTCAGTGGTAATCCCATACTGCTTCTCCATTGCTTCCAAGATGAAAGGGGTGGAGACATCATTACCAGCCTGCTCCCGAAGTTCAACGATTTTCCTGGATATCTGCTCCATTCCAGCAGCCATGCCGCCTTCGCCTCCTTGGGTCATTTGCATAGGGTCTACACCTAGCATCATACTCCTCATCATACCAGCAGAGCCTGTCGTATAGTCCGAAATCATCTTGGTGGAAGCGTCTGCGAACTCCTGCCCTAAGGTTCCAATCATTCGGGCACTAACGACCTGCATAGCCTTAGCAGCTTCAGGACCAAAGGAGACGGTAGCTTTTAACAACGAGGACTTCATGGAGTTCATCGCAGCGACCATTTTATCACTACTTATACCGTATGTCTTAGAAGTACTGTAAAGAGTATCAGCAAGAGCTACAGACTGCTCCTCTCCCAAACCCATAGCCTGAGTGTTGGATATAATATTCTGACCTAAAGCTCCTACTCCCAAACCCAAAGATTTAGCTCCTCCAAGGAACCCTAAGGTGGATTCGCTCATTTGAGCCATACCTAGACCAGCAGCTTCTTTGAAGACAGCGATACTGTCTGACATGTTTAGTCCTTGGTCTTGGAAGCTCCTATTGAACTTCTGCATGCCATCCGCACCCATTTGGCTGGTAGTTATTAAGGTTCTGGTAAGGTCAGTGTTAGCTTGGGCTAAACCTCCAAAGACTTGTCTTAGGCTGAATATATTGGTGGTCCAGGCAGCAATACCTCCTATCAGTTTCTTGTTAACCGATGCTAAGCCTTTTGTAGCGGTTAAATCCTTTTCTTCCGCTTTTTCCTGGGCATCCGCTCTTGCCTCTTGTTTCTCTAAACCAATAGCTACACGTTCTAGCATTTCGGCTAGAATCTTGTTTTGTTCGGACTTTTTCTTGTTTTGATTACCCATCTATATTCAGAAACGTAGAGACGTCTATAGTATGTAGGCTTCTTATCTTACGTAGGTCATATGTGCGAACGTACTCTTCACGGTCTGGAAATGTTATATCTAGGGATTCCACATCGTTTAAACTTACATTAGTCCGTCCACCTAGCTCAGTCATAATCGTGGTTTGCTCATCCTGGCTAAATGCTCTTAAATCTACTCCGGTGAAGTAGCTGCGGGAAGGTCTTCGCCATTTACCGCTAGAGAGCCAAGCTCCTCCATGCAAAAGTAAAATAAGTGCATTTTGAGAGGATTTACTAGCTGTTGCACTCCTATAATAAAAGGAGTAAACACTGCCTACAATTGACTTTACGCGAGATGTGGTACCTAGATGAACAGCACCTTTTTCTTCGCCGGGTAAATCTTTCGGCATTATTCGGTTCGTTTTAGAATCAGACATGACTATATTATATTTATATAATTAAAAAAGAATATGGATACAAATACAGAAATACTAGAGTTCTTAGACCAAGTAGAGTATTGTTTATCCTTAAGGTTTAAAGAAAAATGGAGACATAGGTTTAGTTCTCATTTTATCTCAATATTTCAAGAGAAAATCTTACTAGCGATGACTAATCAAAAACCTTTGAAACGTTCTTCTTTAATATCTACGTATACAAAAAAATATAAATACAAAGAAGACGTGGTTATAGACTTCCTCACAGCTATTGATATAGAGAGTTATTACCCTATAGTATACGATGATTCCTTTTCAAAGCGCAGAAAAGCTAGGTTAGCGGAGGAAAAGAAACTACTTAGAAACGGAAACAGGGCTCAAACTGAGCCCGACTACTAGTCACCCTCAGCGGTTAGGCTTTATGCCTAGCGGTACTCTTTTCTTAGTAGCCTTTTTGGCTTTAATAGCCTCTTCCAGCATAGGTACTGTCCCTCCAAACTTAGGACACAATTCTTTGTATCCACACCAGTCACAGAACTGATTTAACATTGGAGGGAACTCATGCTTTTTTCGCTTACGTATCTCCCAAACCTTCTGAGTAAGCTTTTTCATATGAAGTCCGACGTGGTTACCAGTATATTTCACGGTAACCAGTTTATCGAGATGCGGATAGTAGTGAGCTAAGGTAATGTCCTCAATAGGTACTTTGTACATCTTGGACACTGCATATGCGTAGATTATCATCTGATGGTCGTTGAATAGGTCTTTCTTCGTAGCAGGTCTCTTGGACGTTTTATAGTCAATAACAAGATATTTGCCTGTCTTACCTTTTACTATACGGTCAATAATTCCGTTTACCGCGTAATCATCTATAACGTCAACACTGAATATTTGTTCAGTAGAAACGTGTTCGGTTAAAGTATCGTTAAATCTTAGAAAGTTTTCTAAGCATTTTATGATTTTTTCATCGGAATAACCATTAAAGTGATAATTGGGTCGTAAATTGGTCGCGAGCTCCTTTAATGATGCTAGAGATGAACAATTTACGCCGTCCTCGAAAATCTTGTGAATGTACGACCCGAACTGAAGGGCGTCCTTCGTGGTATTCTTGTTGTACTCGTCCTTCAAATAGAACACGTACTTGTACATGTACTTGGCTTTACACTCGTCGTACACTTTTATCTTCGATGGGGAAACTTTATTTATAAACATATGCGAATTCCTGCTAATATCATTATAGACTATTTATCCGAGAAGTTTCCGGTTAATAAGCGGACAAATCGGGAATTCCTTGTAAACTCCTTGTTTGCTGAGGATTACAAATTCCACATGTCCATCAATTCCGATACAGGGTTGTGGCAGGACTTTAAGTCCGGGGAGAGGGGCAATTTCATTCAGCTTATATCTCACGTGGAAGGTATCCCGTTCCAGTCAGCCAGAAACTGGGTACGAAAGAAAATGTTAGACAAGCCGGATAGCTTGTTTGATGTGTCTAATATAGCAGTAGAAAATAAAGCCCTTGGAGGGAAAAGCATTACTTCCGAGTTTAAAGATTTTCGTATTTTTAATACTAAAAAAGATTTTAGTAGTAAATCAATTTTTCGTAGACTTGCTTCTCGTTTTGTTCGAGGTAGAAAATTATTAGGAAAATTTATGTTTTGTCCTAAAGGAAAGTTTTGGGGTAGAATTATTATTCCTTATTTAAAAGACGGTACCCCCTATTACTTCCAAGCGAGAAGTTTAAATGGAGCAACCCCTAAGTATTTAAACCCTAGCCGGGATGTTCATGGTGTGAAGTCCTCGGATGTCCTCTATCCTTTTGACAAGAACAAGGAATACGTCTTTGTCACTGAGGGACCCATAGACGCCATCACACTGCAAACAAATGGTATTAATGCTACGTGTACCCAAGGAAGTCGAATGTCCACCACGCAGGCGCGTGAGCTTCGTGGGAGGAAGATAATACTGTCCTATGACAATGACGAACCTGGACGTATAGGAATGGCGGCTGCTAAGAAATTACTTCTCGGGTGTCAGGAGAATAGGATATACGCGTGTGTACCCCCAAAGCAGTATAAAGATTGGAACGATTTTCATATCGTCGCCAAACCCGGTGAGTTCGATGACCATATAGTTAACTCTATATTTAAGCTAGACTTTGATTTCTTCGTTACTGAACAATTAGGCTCATAGGCGGACTTATATGCGTCTGCCCTAAGATGGTGCATTTAACACGCACTTGGTAGTTTCCAGGTATGACCTTCTCATCCGTAGTATCTAACCTTAACATTATAGTATCATCACTTAAAACCTCAACCCCGTAAGTAGAAAACCCGTCCCCATCTATATCCATTATATCGGACCATGCTGGACCTGTAAGGGTATCATTGAGCCGGATTAATCTCCACTCCGCATCGGAAATTATCGAGCCTTGTAACAGGGATTCAACATCTTGAGTCATTCCCGGTGAAGCAAAAGAAAGGTCGGTAGTGACTACTATATCTTTAATCTCTCCGTCCTGAATATATTTTTGACCGAGTTTAAAGTTAGCAGTGCACGTGATAGGCTCCGTAATAGCAAACGCCCCGTCGTTGTACAATTCAAACGTGTTAATATATGTCTTCGCTTTTGAACCTGCTACATTTACTACAGTCCACACGTCCATATATTTCGCCGTGGCACTTACCGCATTTCCAGAGGGGTCGCCAACTCCATTTCCTGCAGTGATATCAACCCACTCTGAGTTGGGCACAAGTACTGAGCCAAAGTGCCCTGTCCCTAATTTATGGATACCACTAGAGTTACCTGAATCTCCGCCAAATTTATTTTCCTTGAAATAATCACTTCCTGTGTCGGTTATCCATTCTCCCGAATCGTTAAAATTTCTGAATTCGTAGTAAGCGCCGGATGTCGAGCTAACAAGACCATAATTCTCGCTTCCCGCGGTAAGGTCTAGGTATGAGTCTGCGTCGCCGTTAGTCGTATTAGGAAAAATATGAACGGAACAGACCTGGTAAGGGTCTGCATAAGCCCCGTCCTGTATGAGGTAGAAATCTAAAAGGAGCTTGCTATTTGCGCTAGGACGTTGGTGACGACGTATTACGGTGGTGTTATTGACTTTCATGCTACTTTATTTAGTACCTTTAGCGTTCTCCATTTGTTCATTTTCTCGTTCAACTTCTTCTCGGTATAAATCAAGGTATTCACTACGCTCCACACCCGACATAGACCTTACGTCCTGCAGGGTAAAACCTAATCGGTGTACGAGAATATAGCTTTCGTATGCTAGAGCCCCCGCACGAGCTTCTAGCTCGGTGAGAAAAAATGTTCGTTAAGGGGAATCTGACCTTGTTGTCCTGAACCGCACTCGATACAGTCGAAGGTTACTTCTTGGTCTAAACCGTAATCTGCCTTCATTAGTGTATCGCGAAGGGTCGCCACATCACGAGCAGTAGTTGCCTCGATAAACTTCTTAATAATGATTTTATCCTTATAACCTCCAATAGACTGCACAAAACGCCATAGGTTCTGTGTTAGAACTTCCCCGGTAGCCATATAATCTTCGTCTTTGGCACGAGGGCTAATCGCACGCACCTCTTGTCCAGAGTCTGGAAGGGTAAAGGCAAAAGGTTCTTCGTAGTCGTCCGCAACATACTTAATTGGAATCTGGTCGATTTCCACCCTCATACGGTTCTCGGTGCGACAGTTAGTACATTTAAATACTACAGGGTAATCATTACCGTACGAGATTTCCCTCAACTTAAACAAGATATAATTCTTGTCGGGTATAGTTAGGACGTCGTGGGGCAGCCCACGTACACAAGACTCGAATATTTTCTGGATAACTTCTCTACCTTGAGACACTTTAGAGATGCTCCGTAGGTGTTTCTCCTCATCGAAGGAGAAAGGTCTTATTTCCACGGACTCTGGTTCATTATAAGCCTGACCCTTAGAAGGTAAATCTATTGGCACCCAAACCATCTTTTCGTTTACCTGCCCAAGCAGTTCTCGTAGAATATCTGGTACCTTACCGGTAGCCAGTCCCGCTGTTTCCTTAGGTGGTTCTGCTTTAGGCGCAGGTGGCGCCTCGGGCGCGCCTTCAGGCGTATCAGTTTCAAGACCGTGTTCAGCTTGAAATTCTTTAGCCATATCAATTATTGTTTTATTATCGTCAGACATGTTACTATTATAATAGTATAATGGTTAAAATAAGTGTAGGAAATATCCATTCATTATTAAAAACCGAGAATAAGAAACTCAAGAGTATATTACAAAAAAAATATACTTATAAGATTCCCGGTTATCAATATACCAAACAATATAGGAAAGGGTGGAATGGTGAAAAATCATTCTTCTCTTCCAAAAGTGGAAAATTTCTAACCGGACTTTTATATAGTATAGAAGCAGATTTACAGTATGGGGAGATACCATATGAGGTAGAGGACTTGAGAAAACCACTTCCGATAGGGGATACAGACGTAGAAGGCATTGAGTTACGTCCTTACCAAGAAGATATTGTACAGAGAGCTTTGGAACTGGAAAGGTGTATTATTAAAGCTCCTACAGGCTCGGGCAAGACTGTTATTCTAGCGGCTATCCTGAAAGCCTTAGAAGGGAAAACTGGGCTTATCTTCTTTACTAAAAAGCAGCTATTACACCAAACTTATAAATTTTTGACCAAGTACGGGTTTGATGTAGGTGTTGCTTTTGGGGACGGCGTAGACATTAAACCTGTAACTTTGTGCACGGCGCAGTCCATAGACAAGGTTTTAGACTCCCACTTGGACACTTCAGACTTCATTATCTTTGACGAGGTGCATGAGTTCTCCAAGGGGAAAATAACCAGTAGAATGGTTAAATCCTTTAAAAACGCTCGCGTACGTATAGGAATGACAGCGACAGTACCTTCAGAGCCTATATCCAAACTTAATATCGTTGGCGGCTTAGGTCAGGTCATTGAGGAGGTTAATGCTACTGAGTTGATAGGGGGCGGGTTCCTAACAGAGCCAACCATTAATATTATTGATTTGGAGGATGAAGGAACTGTTGAAGACACAGAGAGCACCTATTTTGAGATTTATGAGAAATATATCGTTGAGTACGAACGCCGGAACAATATTATTTGTGATATTGTAAAAAAAATAAACTCGTACCAAAATGACCGAAAAACATTAATTATTGTTAAAAACCTCGCCCACGCGGAGATACTTCATAAAATGATACCTGGCTCCTTGAAACTTGAAGGAAAGGACTCTCTAGCTGACAGGGATAGGGAGCTTAAGAAGTTCGTCTCGAAAGGGGAGCAAGTTATTATCGGTACAACTATTTTTCAAACTGGTGTTGATATCCCCGAGATAACCCATTTAATTAACGCCCGTGGGTTAAAGAGCGAAATAGCCACCCTGCAGGCTCTTGGGCGCGCTCTAAGAATTCACAAATCAAAGAATCAAGTTCATATCTATGATTTCTATGATAAGGTACCTTACCTACATAAACATGCGAATCTTAGAATTCGAGCGTATAAAAGCCTAAACCTAAACATACAAACAGATGAAACATTTAAAAGACGTAAAACGAGAACTTAATAAAATCCAAGAGAACGATATCTCTGCTATGAGGACTGCTATAGGTCGCTTCGAAGAGTGGATGAAAGAAGGACATATTGACGAGACAAAAGTAAAAGAGCTCGACAGTATGATTGCCGAGCTCCTTATTATGCGTACTAAGTTTAGTAATAATTTACTTCAGTGGTCTAAGCAGGGGTTTCTTCTTGACCAGTAGTCTCTTCCTCTTCCCCGTCTAGAATATCTTCATCGTGGATATCGGCTTTACTTAAGTCTATATCACCCAAGATTTCTTCTAGGTCGTTAACGAGACTTTTAATTTCACCCTCGCCTTCTGCTTTCTCGTCTTCTTCAGGAGCGTACTCAGCTTTACCAAAGGCATCATTTTGCATTGATGGCTCTGCTTCTACTTCCACCTCTTCTTTAAGCTTTTTACCTTTCTTCTTCTTAGAAGGTTCAGCCCCGCCAACTACGTTGTTAGCATCGCCGGGTCCGTTTACTTTATCAGCTTTCTCCTCGATAGGCTTTTTACCTTTTTTCTTCTTGCCGTTCTCTTCTTCTTCACCCTCTTCGCCTTCTTCTTCGTCTGCTACGTCTGGTTCGGTACCTTCGGTATCATCGCCTTTAGCGTCCTTTTTAGCTCCCTTCTTCTTTTTCTTTGGCTTCTTCTCTAAGTCCTTAGCGTCCATGTCCTCCTCTTCATCACCAGCGAACTGCTCAGTAATTTCGGCGGAAAGAGCGTCAACCCCAAAAGCCTCTTTATCAGAGATAATAGTGATGTCTGCCTCGTTAAAGTTTTCCTGAAGGAAGCTGGCTACGTCAAGAACTTCGACACCGCCTTTCTTTTTCATGAAGTGGGCGAACTCGGAGCAAACATCGTGGAGAACACCTTCGCCCGCGCTCTCTGACACGATTCCCATAACATCGGAATAAATTTCAGCTAACCCTTTAAAAGAGGGGATGAACTTAAGATTCTGCATGTTAACACCATACTTCTCATTTAATGTATTAAGCACGGCGGATTTGTGTGGCTTCTTCATCTCAAAGATTTTCGCTACGTAGTCACGGATATCCTTCTGTGAGATAGTTCCCGGGTTGGTGACTTCGTATACTGCGTTGAGAACTTCGTAAACATCACTCTTGCTTGATAAAGCAAAATAAGGAATCTGCTTAACACATTCCTTAATGTTTTTAATGATTGCCGGGTCATTGGAATAAATGCAAGACGCCAAATCAGCTATAGAATCATTACCGACCCACATACGAGAAAAGCTCTCTTTAGCTTCAAGAAGTTCTTTACGAACTAATTCTTTCTCACAAATCATCTCATAAAGACTCTTCTTGTTATTTTCGGGTACGACAATGAATGCTTTGTCTAGTGCATCGTAGGACATGCGTGGGAGGTCATAAGCCTCGCTTACCAAACAAGATAAGCGCATGCCTTCCATTAAGGTATTGTTTTTGGCGATAGTCTCTTTGTTTTCGGTTAAGAACTTCTTAAGCATAGGGGCAACCTCTTCTAGTTTTTTATACTCAGGGGAGTCTGTAATGCTATAAGCGGCGTTGAAACGCGCAATCTTTTTATCAAGTTTAGACCGTGCTTCTTTAATTCTATGACGGGAAGTGAAAGCTTCCAAAATACTCTCAAAAGAACCTTCGGCTTTGTCAAACCTGTCTTCAGACAAGTTAGTAACAAACTCAGATACTTCTTTAGATACAGCTTCATCAATGCGCTCGTCGTCGGTAACAGACTCCAAACTTTCTACGATGAACTCAGACATAGTCATTTTGCCATTGGCTGTCCCATACTCGCACGTAATAAAATTATTCTTCTCAGACAAGAATGTAACCTTTCTGTGGGCGTCATCAATTTCAAAGATGGAAAGGTTTTCTCGGAGTAAACGACTTAAATAGTCGGCTGCCTCGCTAATGCGAACGAAAGTTTTGTCACGTGAATTAAAGAGATTATCAAATTTCATTTTTTTTATCCTAGTTTATATACGAATAGGGGAAGCGTTTTTTTAGAAAATTACCGATTTACTTCGGTTCTGGCTGGGGCGCGCCTCCTAATCCCCCTGGACCACCACCCATATCGGGTCCGCCGGGGGCTCCTTCTTCTCCTGGAGGACCTCCACCGGGACCCATTGGTCCAGCTGCGGCTGCTTGGTCCGCCAAATCATTTTGTTTTTGTTCTTCCATTTCATCTTCTATTTTACGTATTTCACCTTGGGTCATGCCAAAGTAAGTCTCATAAAGATATGATGTAGGGAATAACTGTAAACCCTGTACTGCTTGTACAACACGGGTTTTTTGCTCGTCAATCTCCAAACGACGCTTTTCTGTAATGTCGGAAGGGGGCGCCAACTTAAGTTTAAAGTCGGTTACCATTGATGGAGGGAAACCTTTCAATTGAAGGTGTCTGCGGTATAAAGTGGTTAAACCAATCTCAATATCACGTTGGATACGTAATACAGCTTTAGCAAACTTAGCGTCCAACTGCGATAGGTTAGCCTTTCTTTCCGGCGAGTTGTCCTTCTCAACGATAAAGTCCTTAGGAATCTTCATCGCAGCGAGAACTTTATCTCTAAAGTAACGTACATCATCAACTTCACCAAGGTTTTGACCCCCTTGAAGAGTTTCAATCTTAGTACCCTGACCGTTCTTTTGAGGTACGAAGAAGTCCTCATCGGCGGCTAGGGGGTTGTAACGCTCATCAATACCACCTTCGTTTTGGTTGTAGAACTTTTCTTTCTTGAATTTAGCCTTCAAGCGCTCCATGAACATCTCAACCTTGGTAGCAGGTAGGTTACCTGTCTCAACATAGAAGATACGGCGCTCTGGAGCTCTCACCAAGCGGTAGATAAGCATGGCGTCTTCCATTAAGCGGAGAGACTTCCACGCGCGTACGCCCGGGGCTAAAATTGATTTGCCGTAAGGGTAGAAGTGAGGGTCCGAATTGAAGTTACGGAAGTGGACCACTTGGTCCTTGTCCAACTTAATAAGGTTTTTCTTATCGGCAACCGGAGCATATTGTGGTTGACCCTCATTTGCCTTAGGTACTTCCTGCAGGAACTCCTTAAGATACCCGAACTTATCCTCAACTCGGAAGATATAGTTAGGATTAAGAATCTTAATGCGTTGAATACCAGCCTCAGCATTGTTTAGGTCAACGATGTTCTCAAGGAAGCAGTCACCGTATTTGCACACGTTACGAGTAACGTCCCAAAGAAAGCGCTCGACTTTAATAGTTTCTCCGAAAGCTTCTAGAACATCACGGATAATCTCTTGTTCGGTGTCGATTTTAAGTGTTGTGCCGCGTAGGTCTTCTTGAGTAGCGTCATCAGCATAAATGTCCAAAGCTGCGCCAATCTCTGGATACTCATCCATTCTTTCATAATCTTGGTATTTACGACGACGTTCGTACTCAACCTGAGGTAGGCGAGGCATACCTTTCGATATTCCGATTTGACCGTTAGCTTGGGTAAAGACATCAGCATTCTTTACAACATCACCCGCTAAAGGTGTCTTCTTAGGAGGTCTTCCTCTCTTAGCCTTATGCTCTTTCGAACCAAAGAAGGACTTAAAGAATGCAGCAAATTTGCCGCTTAGGGGTCTGCTATCCCCAAACGTAGTAGAATTGGGGAAAGAGGTCATGTCTTCTTCCAACATGTTCTCTTGCTCCTCAATCATTTCATCCAAAATTTCGTCGTCTTTCATAATCAATCTAATACCCACCGGGTATCTTCGTCGTAGTCCTCATTATATGTACTCTTCAAGATAGCATTCCACTTATCTTCTTTTTCAACTTCTTCCTCATTTGTGAGAATTGCTATTGGACTACCGCCAATCACATCGTCCATTAGATAGCATCCTAAAGATAAACTCATGACTAAGTCGTCATTATATCCTTCGTCGGCTTCTAATTTACCGTTCTCATTAATGATGAAAGTGGCTAATTCCCTAAAGCTTCTCTCTGAGTTGATATGGATTTTACCCATTTTTAATTTTTCTTGCATAGAGTTAAGAACAACTTCACGAGTTTTCTGGTTAATCATCATTCCCATCTCGCCCTTCTCATCACACCACATGTTCTCGTACTCTTGGTAGTCAAACAACTGTTCAATGAGAGCCATTCCTAGACCGTTCCGCTCTACCATCATGTAAGCGGAATTGTATTTTCTCCCTAAGTCGCACAATAACTTAGCAAACTTAGAGATTGTAATCTTATTAGAGTAAAACTCCGCTACTTGCTCACCGTTGTAAAGGTTTATAATATGAGCTGCAGAGTAGTCGTACTCGCGCCCGAACGATGAATCCACCGAAATAACGTAAGTATGGTGAGGTACAGGGTCTTTCCATACCCTCAAAGTGTTGTTATGCTGCGATTGATAGTTATCTGAGCAATTATCTCTTATTCTCTTCAAGGTTCCGCCATCAACGAAGGTGTCACCAGTACCCAAGAATTCGCACTCATACTCCTGTAACCAAGCACGTTCCCCGATAGTAGGCTTCATAGTCTCCGCCCACTCCTCGGTATACTCAGGGTGCTCCTCCCACGCGATATCAATAATTTTAAAAGCACTTTCTCCACGTTGAGCTGAGTCATACATCTCATAGTACAGGTTACTCATCCCATTAACCGTAGAAATGATGCATGCCTTACCTCCAGTTGAAATAGTAGGGAAGATAGCCATCCAGAATTCACGCATCTTATCAATGAACGCCGCCTCATCAACCATCAACAAAGAGACTGATTCACCACGACCAGCACCAGCAGGTTGCGATTTTACCTTACTTCCAGTCGATAAACGTAGTTCGTGCTTGTTTCTGGACTCCTCTTTAGGTCTTAACCAAGCCGGTAGGTCATCGTACATGTTAACCAAGCGCTCCAAGAATGCTCTAGATTCTCTATCTCCGATGGAAACTACCATCACATTTTTGTGTTTATTGAATATAATAAACCATAGGGAGTAAGCAGCACATAAAGTAGTGATGCCCGCCTGCCTAAACTTCTTAATCAAAGAAAACCGTTCCTCATGCAGTTCAGTAATCAATCTTTCTTGAAATCTGTACATGTCAAAAGGGATAATTCCATGCATAGGATGTGAAATTTTAACGTAATTATTAATGAAATGTTTCGGGTCCTCCGAACATAATCTAATTTCGTTTTTAATTTCTTCTATATCCATACTATTATTACAGTAGACATATTTATATATCGATGAAAAAATACGCTTTTATACCAACTCGTGATGAAACGACTAAAAATCCTCAATTAGAGGAGTATTTAACCCGTGCAGGGTATGACGTAACGTTCTTAATAGGGGAGAAGAGCATTTTTAATGCTTACCACAACGCGTGTAAACCTGTTATGGCTAATGATACTGTGATTATGTGCCACGATGATATCCGTATTTTAACTGAACCGGATGCTTTTAACACCTTTTTGGATATGGCTTTAAATACAGAGACCACGGGATTCGTGGGTGTCGCCGGAACAAAGGTATTAAAGCAAAGCGCGGTATGGTGGGACGGTCTAGTTCAAGGGGAAGACCATTTTTCAGGTATGGTTATGCATGGAAAGAGTCTGGAAGAGATGAGAATGACGCCTTATGGTACACCAGGAGGGGTTGTCGTGCTTGATGGTCTGTTTTTAGCCGTAAGAGGAAAGACGCTCAACAGTATCCAACTCAAAAAACCTAAGACTTTTGAAGGAAATTGGGATTTTTACGACATTTTCTACACTTTTCAGGCATTTTTGAAAGGAAAAACCAATGTCGTAGCTCCAATCCAGGTATTGCACCAGTCTCCAGGCGAGATAGTAGGCAGAGATTCGTGGCATAAGAACCGACAAGCCTTTATTGACCATTACAGAGAGAATTTACCTATGACTGTGTTGCGTAATCGACAAGGATAACCTTATCATCGTACATAGACAACAGTTTTTGCACTTCTTCGAAGCGTTTTGTCGTGTTATTACTATCATAAACTAGAAAGACAGCGTCCGATGTATTTGCTAAGTACTCTAAACTCTCTTTAAGCATAGACGTGCCTTTAGTTAAGCCCTGAGGTTTCTCATGCATTGTGATAGTTTGTCCTTCTGATACTAAATGTCTTAGTAGTTCTTTCGAGTCTTCGGTTATATAATTAAAAAACCCCGGACAAGGATTTACGTAAATGGTTTTAACGCTATCAATCTGTGATATAGCAGCCAATACACATAAATTAACGCCCTCACTAGGCATTCCATACAAAATACTCGGGTCACAATAACCAATAGTCCCTATAATACGGTTAAACGCTCTCTTACGACTTTGTGTAAGAAACTTATCTGTCCCTAGTGGAAAGGTATAGTCGCCTACGATAGATACTACACCTCTTTTTGGGACCCAATCTAAATGCTCTGCAGTCATGAATACACTCTTATATACCCTTCTCTCACTACTATTACTGTCCCCAGTATCTGATGAATATATCGACCGTGCCAAAATCAGGTACGGAAGCATCGAAGCTTACGAAAAGGAAGGAGGTGTGATAGCCCTTATTAATAGTAAGGAGGTTTACGCACAAATCGCCGAATATAAGACTATAAAGAAGGAAGGTATCAAACAAGGTACCGCTAGGTACACACAGCTTATGCAGATATGTACCAAAAAATATAGAAAGGCAGTAAGTAAAACTGCTAAACTATATAATCATGCCCTCGTCGTTGAGGAGGGTGGTGTGTCGAAAGAGCACCAAACCACTTCCATCACTGATAAAGTGATAAAACAATTGTCCGATAAGGAGATTAAAAATTATGAATCATTATTACACACATTTCGACGCCCTTTGGAACGAATTAACCAAAGGCTTTGAATTAACCCCATACTCAGAAGTAGGTACACACGCTGTACAAGCTCCTAAAGAATGCGTATCCTTGCCTAAGTACCCGGTAAGTAATTGCTGGATTACCAATGATATGAACACGCTGAACTTCGAGTTCGCTGTTGCAGGATACAAGGAAGATACTGTTAAAGTTCTAGGAGGTAAACACTCTTTTACTGTTAAAGCGGAACCTGAAGAAGGCTTCATGGATAATGAAGTTGTACTTCACAAAGGTATTTCACGTCGTCCTATTGAGTTTTCTATCAATGTTGACGAGCAGTACGACGTTAAAAAGACTAAGGTGTCTTGTGCCAACGGTATGCTACGCGTGAGCGTGCCTAAAGCTAAAGATTCCGAAACTGTTCTTTTATTCGGCTAATACAGCCAAGCCTTAATCTTAATTTTTTTAAAAGATTGGGGCTTTTTTCTTTTAAAAGGAGTATAACAATAACATGGAAAGAGACGAACAACTTGTACAGGTAATGAAGGATGTCCTAAAAGTGCTTAATAAAGCATACCCGGAGAGGTTTACCGAAGACGGTATGACACCTATGGGTATTCAATTAATGGGTATTTTACAACAACTGTTAGGTCAGCCCTTGGTTCCGCCAGGGTATACACCACAGCAGTAATTCCTCTATTTACCTATTTTAAAAGGAACCTGCAAAGGTTCCTTTTATTTTATTGTACTAAGTCGTCACGCCAGAGCCCATTGCCAGGAACGTCGTTTTGAACAACTATTTCTGCCTTCGGGTCCCCATGGGCTGCGGAGAGGTCGAAACTTTGGGGATAATGTGTTATCCAGTTGAGAACTCCTCCCTGATTAGCCAGGGAACCATTGCTCTGCTCAACAAAAAACTTAGCCCATGAAGTCGCCTGAGCGTTGTAATCAAGCACATTGCGGTCAACTTGGGAAACGAGTTGACCGTCGTCCCAAACAACTTGTACGCTACTTGCGACATCCCCGGCTTCGTATTCCCGTTGAGCCAAACCTGGTCCATCAGAGAAAATAACCCCACATGTACCTAAGCCATTAGTGTTTGTAAATGAGGAGAAGCTGTATGTCTGCGTGTCATGCGCGTTAACACTACAAACTGTATTCCAGTCAATGATGTCTCGTCTAGCCCAGGACCATCCATTTGTAACGTAAATACTACTGTAGTCCCCCTTGAGACCATTCAGCACCGGCGGAAAGGGCATTGAAGCAACCGACCAAGCATCCTTCATACTCCACGGGCTATCGCTTCCGTTGTAGGCGCGAACATGATAGAACCAACAAGCGTCCTGTGTGTCTCTCGTGATTTTCTTTCTCTCGGCGCTTGGGGTATAATCTATGCCCGTTACCGAGGTGATGGTGTTAGCTGATAATGATAGGGATGCCATATGTGTTAAATTCCTCTATTTTATATATGCGGGTCGAATTGAGATTAGTATATAAAGTATGCCAATCAAGAAAATGAGTTTTGTCGGCAAAGCCAAGCCCGTAAAGAATAATAGACTACACGAATTTGGTAATGTTATCCAGGGCGATAAACCTGGAGCATTCGGCAATAGCTTTGAAAACGCTTGGGATTGGAAAAGGAACACCGAAATGTATAGAAACAAACCAAAAGCACGCACAGTCACAGAGAATAGTACCTTTGAAGACTACATGAAGATTCAGCAAGTGGATAACAATGGTCGCACCAATATTGGTCAAAAGGAGTCTGAGGACGCCTGGCGAAGCGTATTGGCAGCGGGAACCGACCAAGAGCCAGAGTATGTCAGCGGTCCTCGCCCTATTGGTACTTTAACAGCAGAAGCTACCGACGACAGAGGTAGGACAATTCCGGGCTCCGCCGCCGACGACAACAACTCCAAAACCATCGGAAAATTCAGGTCTCAGCCGGGTGCAGGTCCTGGTCAAGCCGAACGCAACGCCGCAGCCAAAAAAAAAGCTGAAGCTGAAGCCAATAAAGAAGAGAATCCGCGCAAAGTAGGGCAGATTGGTGAGGCGGGAGTACAGCGCGCGAAGCGCGCCGCGAATGCAAACCCTTCACCGGAGAACGTAGAGCGTTTGAAGAAGAAGGAGGCATCACAGCAAAAACGCGCGGTTGCTACCGCTTCCAACCCTGATACGGACTTAGCTACGGCTGTTCGGGCTGGAGATGCGATTAAGAAGAAGCCCGAGGGTGCTACTTCCTAAAGTGCCGCCGGACACCCTTGGTGACACGGCGCCATAGTGTTCCTAAGTGAGAGCGTCGCTTCCTTTCCATAAGGTCTAGAAGCAAGTCACACGTGGCTATCCCGGCGATAAAATACCAAAACATCATATTTTTAACCTCTTGGTAATGATATGATGTTTTTTTGGATTACGCGCTAATTTTTATCTTTTTCTTTTCCTTTTTCACTTCATTGTCTTTAATGAATATAGGATAACCTCCTTGAGCTCCGTATGTCGCTTCCCATTCGATTTGTAGGTCTTGGACCCTTCTCCTAAATATAATTTCTTTTAGAGCGCATGTGCCAGCAATGACACCAATAGAAGTAATAACAGCAGAAATAAAAAGTAAAGTCATGGTAAATCAAAAAAAATTAGATGAAACTTATTTAGCTATGTCGCATATATGGGGTCAACAATCTCATGCGAAAAGAAAACAAGTTGGATGTTTGGTGGTAAGAGATAATCAGATTATCTCCGATGGATATAATGGGACTCCTACAAGCTTCTCTAACGCGTGTGAGGGCGACGATGGCGAAACTCTTAAGGAAGTCCTACATGCAGAGACAAACGCGCTCACAAAGCTCGCAAGGGGCTCTCAGAGTAGCGTCGGCTCTACGTTATATACTACACTATCACCGTGTTTTGATTGTGCCAAAATGATATATCAATCTGGTATAGTGAGAGTTGTATGCGGACAGGCTTATAGCGATACTACAGGAATCGAATTCCTAAGAGAGCTGGGCGTAGAGGTCGTCGTAGCGCGAAAAATTAAATAAGTATAATCCTAGGATGATTGATTGTTCTCGGATTTGTGCTACAATTGCAACCTTGCACCATGTAAAGGAATGAGATGATTGCTATAAAAATAATTATATTTTTTTTACTAGACCGGCGCATGGCTACTTAATCGTTTTATGTACAATTTCCGACATCAGCTCTACCGGGTCCTTCGGTTCTTTCGTATCGACCACAGTCTTCAAAATGCCTGCCAACTGGGTTACAACTAATGTGATTAGGGTCGCAGCTACCGCAATAGAATCGCCAGATAGCATAGACATTGAGTAGAGGAATGCAATCACGCATGTACACAAATATAGTGCTCCAAAAACCGCAAGGTGTTTTCCGGCTTTTTCCTTAGCGCTTTCACTTGCTTTGATTGTATCAATCTGTCCTTTCAGATTAGCCTTCCTAAGACGAATCTCACCATCAATCTCTGCACGGCGAAGAGCAATAGCCTCTTTAGTACTGCCTAGAAGCTGCGCTTCCTTGTCTCCTCTATCCCCGTTATGTTGGGGAGAAGGGTTGGTTTTCTTCGCCTGCTCTTTTTCAATCAGGTCGATTGCTTCTTTCGGGGTAAGTGGTTCCGCCATATTATTCCTTATGTTTATGTAGTTGTCTAGATTTCAAAAAACCCGCTATCCTGAATTTTAGGAGTCCCAGTTTTGTAGGAGTCCCAGTTTTGTAGGAGTCCCAGTTTTGTAGGAGTCCCAAAAGGTATAGGCATGGGTCCTACGGAGGATATAGGGCGCTCTGCCATTTTGGCATGGTACCAAATCAACGATTTTCTCCGGTCAGCGAGATATTTAGGGTTTTTTACTTGACAATACGCTTACGCTGTGTTATACTATAGACCATGAAATACGCACTAGCATTCTGTTTAGGTGTCATTACGCACGCCTATATCTTTCCTTCTTCTAACAATGTGGAGATGGACTCTGTAACCCAAGAAATAATTATCCAAGAGACGCTTGACAGACTCGAAGAAAATGGGTATAATATAACTCAGGCTAGGCGTGATGTAAAGCGAGGTTGGTTTAATTAAAAAAAATCTAAGAAAGTGCTTGACAATACACACGCGCTATGGTATACTATAGGCATAATGGAAAACA